CTGGCCAATATGTATAAAAGATTATGAAGGCAGAACAAACTGTGTAGAACTTGACAGAGGTGATGCAATGATTTATCATGGACATGATTTGAAACATTGGAGAAATGAATTTAATGGTATTTCACAATATCAAATATTTTTTCACTATGTGTATGCTGATGGAAAATATAAAGATCTATTATTTGATGGAAGAGAAAATTTAGGACTGCCATATGAGGATATATAAGAACCCACCTAAAATAACTTGGGAAGATGCCATAGATAAATTAAATTATGAATTGCAATTAGGTGATGATGTAGCAGTCAGAATGCTTGACACATACTATCTTAGTAGTCCTTACAGACCTAATACATTTCAAAAAGCTTACGATGAAGTATTATCAAATTGTCCACTAATAGTAGATGATTATACTGCGATGGATGTATATATTTCATTCACTGGTGGTGCTGAGTCATTTGGTAAACATAAAGATACTGATGACGTATTGATAGTACAGGCTATTGGAAGAATGAAATATACATTAGACAAAGATTACATATTGAATCCTGGAGATTCTTTATTCATACCTGAAGGAACATATCATGCTCCTACAATATTAGAACCAAGAGTAACATTAAGTTTTTCATGACTAGGTGTGGGAGTCCACACATAACTGCGTATTTATACCTACTATGTTATAATAAATAGTAATGTACTGGAGTTGAAACTATCATGTCCCATTACGTCATAGGTTATCACGACCTACAAAACAATCGTTACGAAATTTGTGAATACGCAGAATCTGCATACGAAGCAATAAAACAAGCAAAGGAGGATTTGCCTGATATGAAGGCGACTCCTCTTTCTTGTGAATACTGTGTCTTGGAGGATTAATGAAAGACTTACCTATCACATCAACCTGTGTAATCTTTGGTTTAATCTGCGGAACAGCAGCATTTCTAATACCACTAGCGTGGTCTAATCCCATATTAGTATGAAAAAATTTAATACATGGGTGTTAGATACTACTATCTACATCCTAGACTTTCTCTACAGAGGTAGAGACTTCCAGAGGTTCTGGGTGCTAGAGGTCATAGCAAGAGCACCATACTTCTCATTCATTAGTGTGTTACATTTTCGTGAATCACTAGGACTTCGTGGAGAAGATCACATATATCTAATGAAGGAACATTTTTATCAAGCACTCAATGAAACAGAACATTTGGAAGAAATGGAACTTAGGGAAGGAAATAAGTATTGGATCGACCGTTTCTTTGCCAAGCATCTTGTTCTGGTTTATTATTGGATCATGGTTGGGTATTATCTTCTCGATCCTCTTAACGCTTATGATATCAACATGAAGATTGAAAAGCATGCATATGAAACTTACATCAAGTATCTTTCATATCATCCAGAAGACAAGAAGATAGCAGAGATAGCAGAGGATGAACTCAAACACGCAAAAGAACTTCAACATGCAATGTTGATGATATAAATTATTTGTGATATAATTAGAGGGTGTAACAACCCTCTTTTTTTTATGCAATTCACAGTTTATTCTAAAAATGGGTGCCCCTATTGCACTAAAGTAGAAAAGGTGCTACAATTAGCGGAACTACAACATGTTGTCTACAAATTAGGAACTGACTTTGACCGAGAAGATTTTTATTCTAAGTTCGGTGAAGGTTCTACTTTCCCAAGAGTGACCATGTCATCTGACCTTGGTGATGAGGAATTCATCGGTGGTTGTAGTGAAACTGTCAAATTCTTAAAGGAACGAAACATTGTCTGACATCGAGATAAATAGAGGTATTGAACTGTTACTCAATGGAGGTAAGAAAAAGGAAGAACCAAAACCAAAACCAGAGACTTTAAAAGTAGTCTTGGATAAAACTGTTTCTTTTCTCCGAAGAGAAATCAAGTTTTACTTTAAAATTTCTTTGAATATATCAAAGATAGAAGAGTAAAAAAGTTCAAGGAGTTTCAAATGTTAGATCCCATTGCAGCACTTACGATAGGTTCCATCGTTTCTATTATTGCATTAACTGTCGGAACTATGCTAGGATGGATAGCAAGAGAATACATGTTTACCTACCATGAAAATAATGAATCCTCCGAAGAGGAAACATATTCAATGCACCCTGAACTGATGTATGACGAACATGGAAATCTATTAACAGATCAACTAATCGCATTTAAATTTGATAATAGCGAGGACATTGAACCATTAGATGATTAATTATGCCCACAAAAACAAAAACAAAGTTACCTAAAGATGCTCTTGTCTCTGAAATCCTAGAAGCGGTTTCAAAACAAAGAACTAAAGCAAAAAAGATTGAAATACTACAGGAACGATCCACAAATCCAGGATTGATTGCCGTTCTTGTATGGAATTATGACCCTAACATTGAGTCAGCAGTTCCTGATGGTGAAGTTCCTTACACCCCCAATGATGCTCCAAAAGGAACTGAGCATACACGCTTAATTCATGAGTATCGTAATCTCTACAAATTCTGCAAAGGTGGAGATCCAACAATAACTCGTAATCGTAGAGAAATGTTGTTCATTCAACTTCTTGAAGGTTTAAACGAGGATGAAGCAGAAGTTATTTGTTTAGCAAAGGATGGAAAACTTGGAGAAAAGTACAAACTCACCTACGAAACAGTCAAAGAAGCTTTCCCAGAAAGATCTTGGGGATAGAGTCCCAGATAAGTGGACTCAAGATGAGAAGATTAATCTTCAGAAGAAGTACTCTTGTGAAATTCTTTTGGAGAATGGTACTCCTGAGAAACTGAAAAATAAAAATCAACCTTCTGATGCAGTGATTGTCACCTATGAATTTGGTGGCACTACTTCTCGTGACCTTATTAGAGGTAAACGAGTTGACATCTTCGATTTATATTATGATTACTTTGGACCAGGTGTATTGAAGTCAATTGACTTTGGAGAAGGTACTATCAGTCCAACTCTTTGGAAGTATTCTCAAAAACCTCAAACCAAAAAGAAGAAGTAATTACAAAAAAGGCGGAAAAAAAATTCCGCCAATTTTTTTGCCCAGAGGGTCGCATAAATAATTCATTATAAAGTATCATTATGACTTACGTTTACAGAAAGTACGAAAATCCAGTAACCAAACAAATGGTGGATTTACAAGAATTGATAAATGACCTTTTTGAAATAAATAAAGAACTTAAAAAAGATCTAGAAGATGCACAAAGTCACATAGTTGAATTAAAAGATAAAGTGTATGATCTACATACTAGATTAGCTGATCGTGAAGATGAAATTAATTCACTTTCTCTTAGAGTATTGAAAACTGAAGAAGATGATATGGAATTAGATAATAAGTTATATGAGTACTATAACAAGATAGAAAGAGTTAGTATTGAATTAGATAATCATTCTCATTAAATGAGAAAAAGTATAAATACCTATATGAAGAGTAGAAAAGCTGCAAAAATTTTAATAAAACGAGCTAAAGAAAATCCTGAGTTGTATACCACCCAAGAAGTGGAATATGCGAAACTATTACGGAAACACGAACCTAAACTGTATCACAATTTACAAAGTTAGTTGACTATATAGTGTGGGTATGCTAACATACCTTTACGTTCATCCAAATGGAAAGTTTAGCACTAGCACTTCTCATTTCTGAGCATAACACTTACCATTGGCAAATGTCATGTCAGGAATGGAATAACCAGAGGGTAGAGATTCTTAGTGATAAGAACCACACACCTGATGCTAAGGAGTATCTTATAGATTACTTTAAGACAAAGGTTGAAGGTGAGTGCAACACTTATATCATTGGACGCAAGTAAGCCGACTCGGAACGGGTACGTTCATCCCGAAAGGGACGCAAAAGCCGACTGAAGGAACGGATGTAAAAGTCCAACTACTTTAGGAGAAACCAAATGGCACAAGTCACATACCGTGGTATCAAATATGATACAAACAGGGACAAGGCAAAGCAGACTAACAAGGTCGATCTATCTTACCGTGGTGTAAGACAAGAAAAAGAACTTACAAGTCTTAAGTGATTGAAACTCTAGAGATATGCATAGCATCTGCTATCTTTCTCACAATCATAACTGCTGAAGTCAAGTTCCTATACGGAAAATAAAACAGAGGGGGTTTACACCCCTCTTTTTTTATAGTATAATTAGTCGAAAGGCAATAAACATGAATAAAGGAAAATTAAAAGTTCTTCTCATGGCACTTAAAGAGGTAGTTGATGAATTAGAATCTGAAGTTTATTCAGATACTAATGCATACGTTTCTAACACCCCACCTAAAGATACTTACGCAAGTTATGATGAAGTTTTAGGTGACGATGATGGTTACCCAGACTGATGATTACTCCTAAGATCAATATGGATGAAAACAAGTGGTTAATCAAAAACATCAAAGAGGCACTCAAACAACCTTTCAATTATAATATTGAGGAAATGGAGTATCTCAAACAACAACTGCGAGAAGCAGAGGAACGAGAAAAAAACTTAACTAGAGGTAAAGGATTCGGATGAGTAATGTTAAACTAATCTCTGTTTCTAAAGGAGCAGGTGAACTTGAAGGTAAAGATGCTCAAGAAGTTATTACCTATTGTGCTCGTGTAAGTAATCCAAACAATCAAACTAAGTTTGATACTTCTGCAGGTCTTTTGAAGTATTGTATTAATCACAAACACTGGAGTATCTTTGAACAGGCAGATATGACTGTGGAAATCAATACTACTCGTGGTCTTGCTGCTCAGGTGCTACGTCACCGTTCATTTACATATCAAGAGTTTTCACAAAGATATGCTGATACGAATAACTTGGGAGAAATTAAATCTCCACAACTTCGTAGACAGGATACCAAGAATCGTCAGAACTCTACTGATGATCTTGATGAATTTACAAAACAGAAACTAGAAGTACAAATGAAAACTTTGTTTTCTTCTGCTGAGGCACTATATGCACAGATGCTTGAACTTGGTGTCGCAAAAGAATCTGCCCGTTTTGTATTACCATTGGCAACTCCTACTAGACTCTATATGAAAGGTTCTGTGAGATCGTGGATTCATTATATTGATCTTCGTTCTGCACATGGAACTCAGAAAGAGCACATGGAGATTGCAGAAGAAGTTAGAGTAATATTCAAGGAACAATTCCCTGATATTGCAACCGCTCTTGAGTGGTGATAAATAAATTACCTAAGGAAAAGTATGGCAACGTATCCCGTTATTCATAAAGAAACTGGAGAACAAAAAGAAGTCGTAATGAGCGTCACCAAATGGTCGCAGTGGTGTGAAGACAACCCAGACTGGAAACGCGACTGGTCTGATCCATCAACTTGTCCTCAACCTGGAGAAGTTGGAGATTGGCAAAACAAACTAATCCGTTCTAAACCAGGATGGAATGAAGTTCTAGAAAGAGCATCAAAATCACCAGGATCTAAAGTAAAGAAAATTTCTTAAACATATGCCCAGAAAAAAAGATTCTCCAATTGGAGTAGGAATGACGGCTAAACAGATGAAGCGTAAGAAACCAATTAATTCTGATTTCTTACTTGATGTGAAACCTCTTACAGAAAATCAAGAAAAACTCTTTGATGACTATAAAAAAGGTAAAAATATCTTTGCATATGGTGCAGCAGGTACAGGAAAAACCTTTATTGTCCTGTATAATGCACTGAAAGAAGTTCTAAATGAAAGAACACCATATGAAAAAATCTATATTGTTCGTTCTTTAGTTTCCACTCGTGAAATTGGTTTTCTACCAGGAGATCATGAAGATAAATCTGCTCTTTATCAGATTCCTTATAAGAATATGGTAAAGTATATGTTTGAAATGCCATCAGATGCAGATTTTGAAATGTTGTATGGTAATCTTAAAGCACAATCAACTATTTCATTCTGGTCTACTAGTTTTATTCGTGGTACAACATTTGATAATGCAATTTTGATTATTGATGAATGCCAAAACTTGAATTTTCACGAACTTGATAGTATAATCACTCGTGTTGGTGAAAACACCAAAATTATGTTATGTGGTGACGCATCACAATCTGACTTGACTAAAACTTACGAAAGGAACGGTATTCTTGACTTTATTAAGATTATCCGTAACATGGAAGATGAGTTTGGAATCACTGAGTTTACAGTGAATGATATTGTCAGGTCTGGTTTAGTCAAAAAATACATCGCTACTAAACTTGCCCTAAATATTTAAATACTCAATGTTTAATCATGTCAATTTGAATCTTCCTAAACTCAGTCGTAAGACTGTTGATGGAGTCAGATATTATCAAGTAGAAGATGGTGGTGAGATGCTAGATTTAGTGTCCATAACCTCTGTTACTAGTCACAGGAATAGAGCAAAGTTTGCAAAGTGGAGAAAAAAGGTTGGTGATAAAGAAGCTGACCGTATCACGAAAGCGGCTACAAGTCGTGGTACTGATATGCACACTCTTACAGAATATTATTTAAAGAATGAGCAAGCACCTACAGATGTATTGCCTATCTCTAAAATGCTATTCAATATAGCAAAACCTTTTCTGGATAGTATTACTAATATTCATGCACTAGAGTCATCAATGTACAGCAAAGAACTTGGCATTGCTGGAACTGTTGACTGTATAGCAGAATATGATGGTGAACTTGCTATCATTGATTTCAAAACTTCCACATCACCTAAGCCGCGAGAGTGGATTGACCACTATTTCGTACAATGTTGTGCATACGCATGTATGTTGTATGAACTCACTGGACTTACTGTAAAGAAGTTTGTTATTATCATGGCATGTGAAGATGGAGATTGCGAAGTTTATATCGAACGCGACAAATCAAAGTATATAAAGGAATTAATCCAATACATCCAAGAATTCATCAAACACAAACTAAAAGAATATGCCTAAAGAAACCCTAGATGAAGTCCTAAAAGAAAAATTCATGTGCAAACAGAGTTTTGCTCTTGAAATTGAAAATATTGCCACACAAGAGAATGTCAATTACATTGACGCAATTATTTTGTTTTGTGAAAAGAATGAGATTGAGGTTGATTCTGTGACAAAATTAGTATCTAAACCACTGAAAGAAAAATTAAGATGGGATGCCACGCAATTGAATTTTCTAAAGAAAACAAGTCGAGCAAAACTACCCGTATGACTGCTTTTGATTGCTACAAAACATACTTAGCGATCAAACAGCATTTTACTCAACCTGCCTACGATTACTTCCGATATTATGGTGCTACTTCAGCATCTGTAGCATCTTTTAATAGAAGGAAAGATAAGTATTTTTTTGAGAAGATGTCTCGTCAGAAAACTGATAGTGAGATTAAAGAATACTTTGTAGCAAACTTTGTTTATCCATCTAATCCACAATCAGTTTGGATTGGTGAAATTATCAAAGAAGGTGAAAATAATTATAATACATGGTTGAAAATCAATCAAAGTCTTGCTTACCATTATAAGGAAGATCTGGAGATATTATTTAATACTGAAGACTTTAAAAGTGTGATGGAGTGTAGGGGACATCCGATATTGCTAAAAAAATACTTATCTGGTAGAATTAACTTGGAAACTCTGGTTATTATGAACAAGATTCTCAATTTTGTTCCTTATTTTGATAATAAACTAAAAGATCCTGTATGGGAAACCGTAAGTTTAAAAATTAAAAAGTATACTCCCTTCCTAAATATTAATGTGTTTTCGTGTCAAAAAATGCTAAAGGAGGCAACAAGTCAATGAGTGAGTTTTTCGATTCTAAAATCGTACAACAGTCCTTAAAAGAAATTACTGATATTCAAGAAGAGATATTTAACTCTCTTTTTACTTATCGGACGTTTACTAATGAGGACAAAGAAGAGCATATAGACAAGTTGCGTAGTCTTATTGAAAAACAAAGAATTATGTATACAAGATTAACTCTTACAGACGATCCTGAAGCAATTGAACTTAAACAAAAAATCGAGCAATCAGCACTGATGCTTGGATTTCCTGAAGGCACAAACATGTCAGAAGTCTTCGACACAATGGATGAGACACTCATACAAGTGATCAAAACCAGTGGACTTGACAACTGACCAATCATACACTATAATAACTAAATCCGTACAAAAAAACACAGGCCAAATCTAATGTCTTTTTCAAATCTTAAAAAACAATCTAAACTCGGATCTCTTACTAGCAAACTGGTAAAAGAAATAGAAAAACAAAACAAATCTGCTCAGGGTGGTTCTGGCGATGATCGCTTATGGAAACCTGAAGTAGATAAAGCAGGTAACGGTTATGCTGTTATCAGATTCTTACCTGCACCTGATGGCGAAGATATGCCATTCGTAAAGTTATATACTCACGCATTTAAAGGTCCTGGTGGATGGTATATTGAAAACTCTAGGACTACAATTGGTGGTAAAGATCCTGTATCTGCATACAATTCCGAACTTTGGAATAGTGGAACTGATGCTAATAAAGAAATTGCCCGTAGTCAGAAACGTAAACTCTCTTACTACGCAAACATTTATGTTGTAAAAGATCCTACTAACCCTGAAAATGAGGGTGGTGTATTCTTATTCAAGTTTGGTAAGAAGATCTATGATAAGATCCTTGCTGCTATGCAACCTGAATTTGAAGATGAAGAAGCAATCGATCCTTTCGATTTCTGGAGAGGTGCTAACTTCAAACTAAAGATCAAGAAAGTTGCAGGTTACTGGAACTATGATTCTTCTGAGTTTGCTGCTGTTAGTCCACTTTTAGACGATGATGATGCTATGGAAGCAATCTGGAAGAAAGAATATGGACTTGCAGAAATTGTTGCTGCTGATAAGTTCAAGGATTATGAAATTCTTGAAAAACGTATGAAGACTGTTTTAGGTCTAGAAGGAGCAGTACGTCGTCCTGATCCTGAAGTTGCTGATGAAGATGATAGTAGAGGTGAATTAGAAGATTATAGTGAAGGTTTACATCGAAAGGTTGAGACACCTACGATATCAGAACCATCAAGTGATGATGACCTTGACGATATTATGGCAAAGTTCCAGAAACTTGCTGAGGCTTAATAAGATCCTCTCTTTGTTTTTGCATTTCTTCGTTGAGAAGAAACAGTATACTTATATGCTGTTCTTAAATCATTAATAAACAATCCTAAGAACTGAGGTTTTAACAAATAAATCTCAGTTTTTTTATTGTTTTCTTCAAATTCATATGCTAGGTTAGAAACACTCTTTACTGGACTTACTGCAACTCCATTTAAATATATTGTGAAATTAGAATCAACTAACTTACCTGCAGGAACTACTAACTTATCATTAGTATCTCTTAGTTCAGTTGTTTCGTGGTGATGAATGTTTTGGATATTATCTTTACCATACTTTCTGTAGATAAAATTATAGAAGTCTTCTCCTCCTAGTGGCCACTCATCTCTTAGATTGATAATATTATTAGTGATTAGGATAACATAGTCCAGTCCTTCATCTTTATAATATTCTAAGGCAACTTGATCAGGTCTAACTCCATCTGGAATAATATATCTGTCAAAATTAGTAACTTCATTATAAACCTCATCAACAAGTTTCATTCTCTTGAAGAGGTTTTTAGTTTTTATATACTCGTCTTTTGAGTTTCTATAAGTTGAAAAAGGACTTTGAAATTCAAAATCTGGTAGTTCTCTGAAATATCCCATTAGTATCCTGTTCCTCGTAGACCTTCACCAGTATCATAATCTTCTTTGTAAATTGGGTTAAGTTCT